AGCAAGAGCACAAGAAAAAGATATAGATCAAGCCATGCTTCGAGCTTTTTTTGGAACCGCCAGAGAACGAGGAGCTTTTACAGCTTTAATTGAACCGTTTGTTGGAGAGGCAATTATTACAGAAAAATTAGCTGATTTATTTATTAGAAAAGGACAAACAAAATCAGGCAGAAAAATATTAAGCGAAGAAGACACCGCTAGTGATTTTTTAGTTAAAGGATTTGTACATTTTTTAGAGGGTTTAACGCCAGGTGCGTTCACACAAGCCACTAATTTTGCAAGAGGTATTGCAGGAGAACAAACTACATATGGCAAAGACATGAACCCGTCGGACGAAGCTCTTGCTTTGTTTGCGGGCATTAGAATTAATGAAGCAAATGTTGGAAAATCTATGGGATATCAAATTAACAACTTTGTTTCTAGCCAACGAGAAGCCAAAAGACTTCTTTCTAAAAATTTTGGAGATTCTAATGTAAACGCTGAAACAATATATCGAGAATACGAAAAAATGTTACGTAATAAATTTCAAAACTTTGGTGAAATTCGAAAAGCAATTAAAGACGCAGAAACACTTGGGTTAAAAAAAGCGTACATTTTTCCGTTGATAGAAAGACGTTTTACTAAACAAGATACGGCGATTGCTTTTGGAGGAACTTTTATAGCAGATGACCCCGCTAAATTATTTACTGACGCAAGATTACAAAGAACGCTAAGAGAAAGAGGATTGACATTAGGTCAGTTTTTAGATGTAAATAGAATAAGAGATATATTTTTAGAGTATAATGGAAAAAGATTTGGGGCTAAATTAAAATGAGCGACGGAGACACAAAATATGCATTAGAATCGCACCTTCGAGAGTGCGAATTACGCTATCAAATATTTGAAGAAAAGTTAGACAATTTGAACAATCATCAAGAACGTATTAACAAGCACACTTTTGAGTTGCGCCAGATGATGACATGGTTCATGGGAGCTGCAGCGTCGTTTGCAGCCATATCTATTATACTTGGTATTATCTATTTTATCGTAGAGATAGTTTAATCCATTTTTAATCTGCGCATAGATTCTTCAAATCTTTTTTCTCTTGGTGTGTTTTGTGAAATGTAGCCTTGTATCCACATGCAGTCGTCATCATCCACTACTAAAAATAAAATACCATCGTCTGGATAGTCTCTTTGATTAGGCCTTAACGTGGCACCAGATATTCTGGTCTTCTCGTCAGTGTTTACATAGTTTATTGTCTTTACATCAACTCTTAGAAGTTTTTTATTTTTTCGACTTTCTATAATCAAATCAATTTGGCCTTGAGGCTCTATGTTTTCATAAACATTATAACCCTTTTCAAGCAATTGAGATATTGCTCGATGAACTGTCACACTTGCTTTTGTTAGACCTGGGTTATCGCTCAAAAAAAGTTATAGCCATTGTCTCAGCTCCTCGCCTAGTATTTCATTGGCTATATTAACTTTATTTCGTAAAGCTTTCACTATCTTTTCATCCACTGTTTTTTCACATATCAGGTCAACATAGGTGACCTTATTTGTTTGCCCGATTCTGTGTGCTCTGTCCTCAGATTGTAGTCTTTTTTCTAAATCATAGTTGTTAGAGTAGTATACTACCGTATTAGCCTCTGTAAGTGTGATTCCATAGCCTCCAGTTTGAGGGTTTCCTACAAAATAGCGTGCAAGGCCGTTTTTCTCTTGAAATAGAGCAATTTGCTTCTGGCGGACTGATTGCTTCACCCCACCGTGATATTCGACTGTAGAGGCCTCTCCGTAAGACTTTTTTAGAGCTTTGACTATATTTTTTATGTCTTCAACATAGTTTGCCCAAATTATCACTTTGCCTTCAGTTTCTTCCAAAAGAGACATCAATTCATCAAGTCGATTATTTTTGAGGTGTGTAATTGTGCCATCATCTGCTTTAAAATGACCGCATGTGATTTGATGAAGTCTAAGTAATTGCGTTAATACGTTCATGCTTGAGCATACTTTACCGTTTAGTTCTGCGAGAGCAATTGTGCGCATCATGTCATACGCTTTCTTTTGCTCTGGCGTAAGCTCTATGGTTCGCCTTTCATAAACTTTATCTGGTAAATCAAGACAATCTTCTTTTAATATTCTGTAAGAAAATTGGCCTACGATGTTAGACAGTTCTCCAAGATTCCGATAGCTATTGTGTGGCCTCACAATGCTGACAGATCGACCTGAAACATTAATCGTCTGCATGTTAGCGTAGCGTGCTCTGAATGTGTAATAAGAACTGTGGCCTAACAGTTCTGGGTCTAAAAACTCGCATTGAGAGTATAAATCAAGCGGGCTTTTCGTAACAGGACTGCCAGTCATAATTCGTTTGTAATAAGCATAACGACTTACAGAAATAATATTTTTAGTTCTTTTAGCATTAGGTGTTTTTATGGTGGTGCTTTCATCTATTGCCATCAAGGCTCTGTAAGCCATTAAAAATTTTTCAGCTTCTTTAAGACCTGGCGCAGACGAAAACGCTTCAATGTTCATGACAAACAATGTTAGTGAAGGATCTCTAGTTTCATCGTATAACTGAGATAATAATTCTTTATCTTCTTTTACTCTTGAAGATGGTGCCACCCATTGAAAAGTTCTACATTGTATGTGATCAGGTAAGTGCGTAGGAATTTCTTGAGCTATCCAGTTTTTGTACACTCCCTTTGGAGCCACAATAATTGCACCATTTATCTTGCCTGCATCATACAGCATAGCAATATTATCAAGCAAAATTTTTGATTTACCTGTTCCCATTTCACAAAACAAAGCAAAATTTTTTCTTTTATGACTTGTCCGTAAAGCATCTAATTGATGACTATACGGCTTAGTTTTAAACCGATATTCCATAATTTTTTCGAGCCATCCCGCCACCCTTTTCTTTCTTTATTTATTTCTTGAAATTACATATAATGATGTTTATATTGAATGTCAAGAAAGTATTATGACAGTATATTGTATACAAGAACCGCCTGGTACAGGAGAAGGAAATCCTAGGTATAACGTTATGAAAGCGTTAAATTATGGAGAAGTAAAATTCTTGTTTACAGAACGTGCTCAATTAGTATACAGTGCTGGTTCAGTAGTACATAAATTAAGAAAGAAACTAGGTAAGTTTAACGATGAAGACTTTTTACTTTTGCTTGGCGACCCTGCCATTATCGCAGTTGCTACTGTGGTGGCAGCAGAAGCTAACAACGGTAAATTTAAACTACTAAAGTGGGATCGTATAGCGTCAAAGTATTATCCTATATCGGTGGACTTATATAATAAAGAGGAGAAATAAATGAACGAAATAAACGACATTGATTTTGAAACAGATCAACAAGACCATTTAGGGAAGGTAGATGATTCAGATCTTCGCAGTATCGCAGATGTGTGTCAAAGGCTGGTCGATCTTGAAGACGAAGCAGCTACCCTCGAAGAACAACTTAAACATAAAAAAGAAGAGATGTTAAGTATTCGCCAAGAAAAAATACCTGAGCTTATGCGCGAAAAAAACTTGACACAGTTGAAATTAAATGATGGCAGCTCCATCGATGTTCAACCATTCTACGGCATTAGTATACCCAAAGACCCTGATCAACGGGCGACGGCGTATCAATGGCTTCGTGACAATAATTTAGGAGACATCATTAAGAATGAAGTGTTTGCTAGATTTGGTCGTGACGAAGACGGGAAGGCATTGGAATTTACCAAGTTAGCCACCGCAAATGGGTATGAGGTGCAACAGGATATGTCTGTGCACTCTCAGACCCTCAAAGCAACTCTTAAGGAACTGCACCAAAAAGGTGCAGATCTACCTCCTCAAGAGATTTTTAAAACGTTTGTTGGTAGGCAAGCAAAAATTACGAGGAAAAAACAATGAACAAAGTACAAAAAGCAACGAACAAAGGACAATTAGCAACAGTTGATGCAAGTGTCTTTCAAATGGAAAAAGTAAGTGGCTTTGAGGAGGTGTCTGGTATGGGCGATTTAGCTTTACCCTTTTTAAGGGTGCTCAGTCAGTTATCTGCACAATGCAACAAAACCAGTAATGGTTATGTAGAAGGCTCCGAGCCTGGCATGATTTATAATACTGTGTCTAAAAAACTTTTTGATGGCGATCAAGGTGTGGATGTTATTCCATGCTATTACAAAAAGGAGTATGTAGAATGGGACGCATCGCAACAAGGTAAACTTGTAGCGGTACACCCTACAGACTTTGATTTGTCGCAAACAGAAAGAGACGCTAACTACATTCTTAGAATGAAGGATAGCGGAAACGTAATAAAAGAAACTGTTCAATATTACGTTATTGCATTGAGTGAAGATGGGCCTAGTCAAGCTGTAATTAGTATGGCTGGGACACAGCTCAAAGCGTCTAAAGGTTGGTTGTCAATGATGATGGGCATAAGAATGCAAGGTAAAAACGGAGCATTCAATCCGCCTATGTATAGTCACATATACACATTAACAACTGTTCCACAATCAAATGCTAAAGGCACTTGGTTTGGATGGAACGTTTCTAAAAAAGAAACAATCAAAGACGGCTCTACTTATGAAGAGGCTAGAAAGTTTGCTGAAGCAGCAAGCCAAATAAAAGTCGCTCATGAAGAAGAGGCGCAGACATCAACTGCAAAATCTTACTAAGAACTAGGGCGGCTTCGGCCGCCCTTTTCATATAGGGACACGGTGAACGAGAAATTTATAGAGATATTTAGTGGGTTAAATGTTGCTTATGGAAAATTTGTACCTGCCGGCAAAAACGAAGTGGGCAAAGTGAAGGGAGAGGCTAACACAATTAGGTGCCCTGGAGGATTACCAGTAGAATTGTGGAGTGAACATTTAAATGGCAACAGCAGTTTAGGGATCATACCTATCAATGAAAAGAACGAGTGTCGTTGGGGATGCATCGACATAGATAATTACAACGGTTTTAATCATTTGGAACTAATACAAAAAATTCGAAAACATGGACTACCTTTAATTGTGTGTAAATCAAAGAGTGGTGGTGCTCATGTTTTTATGTTCTTCACTGTCCCTGTGAAAGCCAGCTCCGTGCAATCTAGATTAAAAGACTTTGCGTCATTTCTAGGTTGCGCGGGGTCTGAGATTTTTCCAAAACAAGTTTCTCTTTTAATAGACAAAGGACAAGTGGGTAACTTTTTAAATTTACCGTATTTTGGAGGAGACGAAAGCGAGAGGCACGCTTTAGATGATCAAGGTCAGCCTTGTAGCTTAGAGCAGTTCTATACTCTGTACGATGTGTATGCACAAACAGATGCCTCTAAAGACTTTTTAAAATTAGAAGATTTTTTTAAAGATGGTCCACCTTGTTTAAACATATTACATCAAAACGGTATACCAGAGGGCGGACGCAATGAAACACTCACTAACATTGCAGTATACTATAAGAAGTCTGGTAAGACAGAGTTCTTGGTTGATCTCTTAAACGCTAATAATGAGATGTGTGTGCCTCCTTTGACACAAGACGATGTTCAAAAGATAGCTGCGTCCATAAGTAAAAAAGAATACGACTATGGGTGTAACAAAGAACCTTTAAAATCAAATTGCAATAGCAAAAAATGTGCTCGAAGAAAATTTGGCAAAGGCATTGCAGACTTAGAAATTTCTCCAACAGGTTTAGAAATGTACGGTTCTGATCCCCCTTTGTGGTTTTTATCTTTAGATGGCAAAGAAAATCCTTTAGAACTTGAAACAGAAGACTTACAAATACAGCAACGCTTTCAAAGAAAGTGCATGGAGCAGTTAAAATTTATGCCAAAAATATTGCCCACTCCTCGTTGGCAAGAAAAAATATCTGCGTTAGTGAGCTCGTCGACATACACTTCTGCACCTGGTAACAAAGAAATGTTTTTTGAATATCTCAAAGAATGGTGCACCAACAAAGCTGCCGCTCAAATTAAAGAAGAAATTGTGCACGGTAAACCATGGCTTAACCGAGAATCTAACAAAGATCGTAAACATCATTTTCTGTTGAAAGATTTAGAGGATCACTTACAAAAGAAAAAGTTCACGGCTTTTAACAGAACTAAATTGACTCGTATATTAAAGACAGAACTAGACGGAGAAAAAGAAAGTTTACGCGTACAAAAACAAGATGGCAAAGAGGCCGTAATTAAAGTTTGGACTATACCAGAGTTTGAAGACGATATGGCTGACATACAAAGTGCAATGCCTGATATGAAGGATAAAAAATCATACGAATGACCGCAGTTGTAAAAAAATTATTAGGCCCTCCAGGCACAGGTAAGACCACTACTTTGCTAAAGTTTGTGGAGGCTGAAATGGACACGACAGCTATCGACAAAATAGGATACTTTTCGTTCACTAGAAAAGCTGCAAACGAAGCTCGTGATCGAGCCATGACTAAATTTCAATTAGATAAAAAAGATTTCAAATGGTTTTCCACACTGCATTCTTGTGGCTATCACTCTATTAATCTTGAAGGTAGATCGGTCATGAAGTCACCGCAATATAAAACATTTGCTGATAAAGTAGGACTGCGGTCAAAGATGTTCGTCGATTCTGATACAGGTTTGTCTGACAATCCGTATCTTAACGAGCATCATTTAGCCAGAGCTCGCGGGATATCTTTAGAAGATCACTATAAAAAATATGTGGACTCCTCCCAAATAGAATGGAAATATTTAGAGTATGTGTCATCAGCTTACGAAGAATACAAGCAGGTCAACAACTATTTAGATTACACCGATATGTTATATGAGGCTGTTAATGATAATTTACTGCCTATACTTGAGGTTGTTTTTATAGATGAAGCTCAAGACTTGACTCCTTTACAGTGGGCGATGGTGGAGCATTTTGCCTCTACAGCGAAACGTTTGTATCTCGCTGGAGATGATGACCAAGCAATTTATAGATGGCTTGGAGCAGATGTCGAAAGATTTATAGACTACCCAGGCGAAGAGATCGTATTGCCCAAATCGTATCGACTCAAAAGAAAAGTTCAAGATTTTGCACAAGACATTATTAAACTCACAAAAAATAGAATTGACAAAAAATGGGAGCCTGTTGAAGAAGAAGGAGATGTTTTATTTCATCCTAACTTAGAAAGCGTAGATTTTAGTGAAGGTAACTGGTTGATCTTAGCAAGAGATCGCTACATCTTAAATGGCATAGAAGACGAGTGTCGAAGTCGTGGGCTATGGTATGAAAAAGTGGAGCGTAAAGATGCCACTAAACCCATACCACAAAGAGTGTTTGACGCAATTGTTGGATGGAAAGCTCTGTCTGACGGTGAGGTAATTGACAAGAAAACAGTGAAAAAAATATTTCATTATAAACGAAAACCAGAAGACTTTGACGACAAACTTAAAACACTGTCCGACGGACAATTGTATGACATGCAATCTTTGATCGTTGTGTTTGGTCCGTTCAGTGTGGGCGAGTGGCAGTATGCGTTAAATAAAATTAATATTCACGATCGTGCGTATTTACTACGCATGGAAAAAAATGAAGAGAACATATCTAAAACACCTAGAATAAGATTATCTACAATACATGGTGCAAAAGGGGGCGAATGTGATAAAGTTCTTCTTGCTACTGACATGAACTTAAAAACATATCACGCATACAAAACAGACTCGGATGACGAGCAAAGAGTTTTTTATGTTGGCGCCACACGAGCTAAAGAAGAACTTCACATCTTGCTTCCACAAACTAACATGTATTTTAAATTAGCTTTATGACAGATTTAGTAAATCACCCGCCTCATTACAAAAAAGGAGACATTGAATGCATTGATGCTATTAAAGCATGTTTGGGAGATGGATTTAAATATTATTTACAAGGCAATGCATTGAAATATTTATGGCGTTATGAACACAAAGGTCATGCTCAACAGGATTTAGAAAAAGCAACATGGTATATTAACAAATTAAAAGAAAACATTAGTGATTAAAGATTTAAAAATGATGGAAATAGAAGAAACTAGAGCTCAAATTGCTTGCATGCTTAACGAATTGTGGCACAGTCGACTGCCTAAAATACATTGGTCTAATGTTGTAAGACCAGGCAGATATGTTTGCTATGTAATAAAATACAAGCAGGCCATAGTGGGTGTCGGTATCTGGTCAAGAGCAGTGGCAGGCAATAGATTTAAAAACGAACATGAGATATTAGAGTTACGAAGACTTGCATTATCGGATGTTTGCCCTAAAAATACAGCGACTTTTGTCATAGCGAAAATGACTAAAAAAATAAAACAAAAATTTCCACAAGTAAAAAGACTTATATCGTATCAAGATACAGCTGTGCACAACGGCACGATATATAAAGCAAGTAATTGGATTAAAGCAGTTGATGTTCCTTTAATTAATTGGGATAATAAATGGAGAAAAAGAAACAAACTACAATCTAATTCCAAAAAAATTAGGTGGGAATATATAATATGAATAATTTTGTGTACAGCCCTCCGACAGAGTGGTCGGCAAAAGAATATTTTCCTGACTTGTCTAAAGAAAAATTAATATCAATCGACTTAGAAACATGCGATGTCAATCTTACGACGCACGGTTCTGGTTGGGCGACGGGCAACGGTTACATTACGGGTATTGCTGTGGCCACTGCAGACTGGCAAGGCTACTATCCGATTGCACACAACGGAGGTAACTTAAACAAGAAAAAAGTTTTAGACTGGTTTAAAAAAGTTGCTGCTCTCGACTGCGATAAAGTGTTTCATAATGCGTCTTACGATTTAGGTTGGCTTCGTCACACAGGTATAAAAGTCAATGGCAAGATACACGACACTATGATATCGAGTGCTTTGATTGACGAGAACAGGTATTCATACACATTAAATGCTCTTGCAAAAGATTGGATGGGGCAAAGCAAGAACGAAGATTTGTTAATCAAGGCGGCCAAAGAATTTGGTGTCGATCCTAAAAAAGAAATGTACAAGTTGCCGGCTATGCATGTTGGGGAGTATGCAGAGTACGACGCACGATTGACTTACGACTTGTTTATCAGAAATGAAAAAGAGATTGAAAAACAAGAACTTACAGACATTTACGACTTAGAAACTCGACTGCAACCATGTCTCATTGATATGCGAGCGCACGGTGTAAGAGTTGATTTAGATCAAGCTGACAAAGCTCGTAAGCAATTAAGTAAGCAAGAAAAAGAAATTATGCGCGACATAAAAAAGATTTGTGGTTTGGATATTGAGATATGGGCAGCGGCATCCATTGCAAAAGCTTTTGACAAACTTGGTATTGAATACCCTCGCACACCAAAGAGTGGTGCACCGAGTTTTACAAAAAATTTTTTAAGTAAACATAAACATGAAATGGCACAAAAAATTGTTGAAGCCAGAGAGATCAACAAAGCAAACACAACATTTATTGAAACTATTTTACGACATCAGCACAAAGGTCGCATACATTCTGAAATACATCAGATGCGCAGCGATGATGGGGGGACGGTCACTGGTCGTTTCAGTTACAGTAATCCTAACTTGCAACAAATACCGTCTCGAAACAAAGAAATAAAAAAACTTATTCGTAGTTTATTCATACCAGAGGAGGGCAAGAAGTGGGGCACGTTTGATTACTCACAACAGGAGCCACGAATGGTTGTGCACTATGCTTTCAATGATAACCTGGATGTGTTTAAAATTATTAGCGGGTATCGTGAAGGCGACGCTGACTTTCATCAGATGGTGGCTGACATTGCTCAAATACCAAGAGACCAAGCAAAAACAATTAACCTTGGTTTATTTTACGGCATGGGCAAAGGTAAATTAATGAACGAGCTCGGTATCGAAGCGTCTGAGGCTGAAGAAATTATTGCAACATATCAAGACAAAGTTCCGTTTGTTAAACAACTGACCTACAATGTCATGGATGTTGCAGCAGATCGTGGAGAGATTAGAACGATTCTAAAGAGGAAATGTCGTTTTCCATTTTTTGAACCAGCTAAATTTGGTAAAAAAGGTTTTTATAAAACAGAGGATGAAGCTATCGAGGCTGAGGGCAAACACAATTATAAAAGAGCCAATACTTACAAAGCGTTAAACAAACTCATACAAGGATCTGCTGCAGACCAAACAAAAAAAGCAATGGTGGACTTGTACGAACAAGATGGTATCATACCTCACATACAGGTACATGACGAACTAAACATATCTGTTGAAAACAAAGAAGAGGCGTTGAAGATAAAACATAAAATGGAAAACTGTGTTGAACTAAACTTACCAAGTGTGGTCGATCATGCTTTAGCGGATAACTGGGGCGATGCAAAGTGACAGATGTTATCAATGTCTGCGTCTGTCCAGGATGCACTCGTCTTACCACGATGAAACAAATCACGGGCGACAAGTATTTTTGCAGATCGTGTAAACAAAAATTTAAACAATTTAAAAACGGTAAACTTATTTACATACCTTTGACAGTGGCCGATGCCATTGAACGCGCAAAAGAACAGCTTTTGTTTGACTTTGAAAATGAAGAAAGCGTGGAGGTTGTTTTTGAGCCTGAGTTTGAAGACGATTAGTTTCCAAAATCTATAGCGTTAAACACTTCGCCAATGATGGTTGCAGGCCTTCCATCTGAATGATATGTGGCACATGACTTTAGCTCTTCGAGCGGGACTCCGTGTTGTAAGGCTACAGATATAATCCTACCCATTTCGGTTAGTGTATCGTGCCGTTCTGTTCCCACTTTACCACCGCCATTGACCCAAACTTCTTTTACTTGGTTGTCGCTAAAAGAGGTGGTTAAACGATAAGTGGTGCCGTTTGAATCTGATATATTAAACGCAAACGCAGGTCTCCTGTTGTTGAGTTCTTGTCTCATACTTTAGATACTACCAATATATAGTTGACAGTCAATAGTAATTTACTATATAATGTAGGAGATTATAATAAAATATGGAGGAATCTGTATGGACGATAATTTTTTACCAAACTTTTTGTTTGGTAGTGATTTTGATAACGTGAGACTGCACGAAGAAAATAAAGTTCTGAAGCAGCAGGTAGAACAGTTGCAAAGTAAACTGAAAAGTCTTACAGTTACGTTCGAACAGGAAACTGGTCGAGAAATCACAGTATAAATTTAACTTATAAAGAAAGAGGTTATAATGCCAGACGTTAACAAGTATTCTTCTGTGTCTATTTCAAAGGAAGCGTACAAAGAACTAAATTTAGTGAAAAAACACATGTCTGAGGAACTCGGAGTTTCGTTTTCTTTAGCAAAACTTATTGAACATTTAGCGAAAGAGAAAGTAAAGAAGCTTAAATTGAATGGACATTCAGAAGGTTAAATCTGGCCAACCATCTTTGATTACTGAAAGGTATCCGTATGGAGAAATACGACGGAAAACGGTCGACGGGCGCCGTCACTACGAGGGTGAGGGCAGGTTTTTACCATCTGTTACAACTATTATCAGTCATACGAAAACAGAAAAAAACCAAGAAGGTTTACAAAAATGGCGCGCTAGAGTTGGCGAAGAGGCGGCAGAGGAAATCAAAAACCAAGCAGCCTTAGTCGGAACGGCCATGCATAAGTTTCTAGAGTGTCATATTACTGGCGTGGGCTATGACGATGTTACCAACATAGGGGTTATTGGTAAACGCATGGCAAAGATTATCATAGAAAAAGGTCTGCATGTCATGGACGAATACTGGGGCTGTGAGGTTCCTGTATATTATCCTACATTTTATGGAGGCACAGCTGACTGCACAGGTGTGTGGTCTGGAAAACCTGCCATCATTGACTTCAAACAGACGAACAAGCCCAAAAAAGAAGAGTGGATAGAAGATTATTTTGTACAGCTTGCTGCGTATGCTATGGCACATGATGCTTTGTTCGGCACTAAAATAGAAGCAGGTGTTATATTGATGTCATCGAGAGGTTTGACGCTACAAACTTTTATTTTAACTGGTGATCGTTTAGATGACTGTAAATACAAATGGCTGAAAAGGTGTGAAAAATACTATGGTGAAGTGGACAACTAAAGAACTAGTCGCTAGACTAGAAAAGTTTTGTGAAAGCCCTGAGGGTGCCAACGCTAGGGTATCTCTAGCTGTACCCATGGGTTTTGGGTCTAATCCAAATACACATTTTGATATAAAAAAGATTGATTTAGTACCGAATGCAATTGTAGGATCGAGTGAGAAGTACAGATTAATTATTGTTATACAGGAGGTGTAATGACCTGGAAAATGTTTATGCAGATATCGATCGTGGCTTTGTTGACCACGATATGTATTCAACAAACTAGATACCTAGAGGCAGATTGGTGCTCGGCAGAGATCGAAATCCTGCGTTCGCAACTAGCCGACATACACGGATGGATGGAAAGAAGCGACGATGAAACGGAGTAAGTTTTTTAGTAGTGAGCATGTTACTAAGAAAAGAATTAGAAGACCAGGCAGGCATGCGAAACGGCCAAACAAAAAGTTTAACAAAAAACAAAGCCGAGGGCAAGGGAGGAAACGATGAAGGATAGATTAATGATAAAAATCAGGAAGATAGAGAAGCTTCTTGATCAACCACTGCAGGACGACGCACGACGGATATGGGAGAATCACCTTAAGTCTTTGAGCGAAATGCTTGTAGAACAAGAGAAAAAACGAATCGAGGCCATGGCTAGGATAGGTGGAGCATACCTGGAGGTGTAGAAACTTCCATATGGTATATTTACACTAATGACATTTTTCGAATGAGCTTGAGTATTTGCTTACTACTTTCTACATTAGTATAAATATCCTCTAAGAGCGTTGCGTAGCCTCAAATTCTTTGTAGTAACTTCTGTAGTAACTAGTGGTTTTAGGTTTCTACAAATTATACCCTTGACCTAGTTTTGAACAAAGAGTTATATGTATAAATGAAGAAGAAATCGAAGCATATTGAGGTGGTCGAGCCAAATGGCAGACCTACTTCAGTTAAAGTTGGCTATCGAGATATTCAAATTAAGTATATAAAACCTGACTTTATCATGGACGACATGACTGAAAGTTACGGAGAGTACCGTCCTCGAGAGGGAGTTATCTATATTCAAGACGCTTTATGCGGGCAAGAAAGGTGTAATACTACATGGCATGAGATTTTACATTCCGTGATATACATTAGTGGGCTTAACCAAGCAAACGGCCCATTGAAAGAAGACGACGCAGAAGAATTGACTGTCAATCAAATATCTAATTTTATGATGGGTGTGTATCGAGACAACCCGTGGCTGTTGGATATGTTAAAAAAATACCTGAATTCTACGAAAAACTAACTTTTTATCTTCTTGTTTTCGACCACTTCGCCTTCAACAATCTTCATGTCACGCATAAGTTCTGCTAGTTTTTGGTCTAATTCTTCTTCTGTGAGCTGTTCTAACTTTCCATGTTTGATAATCTTCTGGTCAATGTAGAGACCGGCTGCCTTTCCTCGTGCTACCTCAGCTTGCACAGCAGCAGAATAAGATCCCTGCTCTAGCGCTTTGTCACGTATGGTTTGTAATTCTTTGAAATGTTTGTGTATACTGACGTCATACTTCTTGTGAAACTCTTCTCTTAGCTCTCTAATATGATCTGCAACAAGAGGGTAATATTTGGGATTTTGCAGTAAAGATGCTTTCTGTCTAGCCGATGCTTTTGGATATCCAGCGTTTATTGCAGCCTCCGTGGCTGTGATCCGACCTTCATTGTATACGAGTTCTTTGACGAAAAGAATTTGTTTGTCTGTAAGTCTCTTTGGTAAACCCACGCTTGCGCCTTCCGAAGTCTACGCCTGCGCCTTCCTCGCGCTTGCGCCTTCTGTTTGTTTTTTGTTTTTTGTTGTTGCAAAATTATCACACAACCAACAAAAAAACAAGAACCTCGATTTTTGACTTGACACAATATCTAGTAGATTTCTGAACATACTTACCACATATAGTGCATACTATATCTAGTGTCAAGGACTTTCTAGCATACTAGATGTGGCGTAACTTTATTCACAAATTTTTTTATTTTTTGTGTTTACAAATGCTAGCGAATACTACAATCTACTATTATTAATTAAAAAGAAAGAGAGAAATACATGGGACGATATTACGAAGGCGACATAGAGGGCAAATTTTGGTTTGCCATACAAGAAAGTAATGATGCAGATTTTTTCGGTGTCAAAGGGGAAGCACCACCTTATTTGAGTTACTATTTTAGTGATCATGATTTAGATGACATCAAGGAAGGCATTAAAACTTGTAAAACAGTTTTAGGTGATTGGAAGAAAAAACTAGACACCTTTTTTGAAAATCGAGACAGTTATAATGACAAGAAACTAGAAGATGTAATTGGTTTGAAAGACAGGTCAATGCTCGAGTGGTATGCACGACTAGAATTAGGCGAAAAGATTTTAAAGTGTGTGGAAGAAAACGGCGAGTGTACATTTGAGGCGGAGTGTTAATATGGAAAAAATAACTATGATCTGGGGGACTGAAGCCGTCAAGGGTATCGAGAAACCAGAGGACGGACACACTAGAAAAACATACACCTTCAATACTGAGGCTGAGAAGAAAGCTTTCTTGTTGGGTGTATCAGAGTGTGATGGTTGGGACGACTACACTACAGCAGATGAACTAGAGT